CCCGATCCGAGAGCCGCCGCACAGAAGATCGTCCAAATTTTCCACATAAGGATCCAGCGCGGTATCCACGATGTTGCGGATAGGCTGCTCGGCCTTCAGGTAAGCGTGGAGGAGAAGGGTGACCTTTTCGGCCTGGCGGCTGTCGAGATGGTCAACCGTGGAGATGATATCGGTCAGGGACAAAGCAACGTCCCGCTCCAAGGTTTTATAGTACAGCAGGGTGGCTCTCTTTTTATCGTCGCAGCTGTAGGTGGAATGGATGCTGTGCTCTGTGCCATAGGTTCGGCGCAGCTCCTCCACCGCCGCCGTGCGGCCGCTCTTATTGTCTTCGGCGATGGACACGAGGAGGGCGTCGGTTTCTTCGCTATACCCCATAAGATACGCAGGAGTGACATCGAACACCTTTGCAAATTCCGCAATTTTAGATCTGGGCAAATCGACTTTACCAGCTTCAATCTTAGCGATAGAGGATCGGTCACCGTAACCAACTCTCTCGGCCAACTGTTGTTGCGACCAACCTCTTGCCTTGCGAAGGGCTCGGATGTTTTCATGTAGCTCCATGTGAATTCTCCTTCCACTTGTTGATTAGAAATATAGCACAGGTGTGAATTTGTGTCAACAATATTTTAGATTCCTAAAAAAATATGTTGACAAATATTCACGGACGATGTTAATATATGCTCGTGAATTAAATTCACGCAGAAAGGAGGCGGACATTTTGAACTGTGAAGAACTCAGAGCCACTATCTCACGCAAAAGGAAGACGTACCGCAGTCTTGCAAAAGCATTAGGAATCTCCGAGCAGGCCCTTTACAACAAATTGAATGGCGAGAGTGATTTCAAGGCCAGCGAAATAAAGGTTCTTCGTGAAGAACTTTCGTTGACGTCCGAGGAAATCAACTATATTTTTTTCGGCGTTGCGTGAATTTAATTCACGTAAGAAAGGAGAACAACATGACCGGAAGAATTATCATCACCGGAATTTCGGATGCCGAAAAAGCGGCCAAGGAAATTCTCGAGCACATCCAGGCTATCAAAGATATCCAGCGCAGGACAGTCTGGCTCGGATCCGATATTCAGATTGTGCTGGACAGCAAGGAAGAAGCCGCCAGCGGCAACTGACGGCTTCCTGCTGATTAACGGTTTGATTCAAGGAGAATCGCCCATGGAGATTAAGGCAACAGCAAAAGAAATTGCCGACCTTGTACTTGCACTACAAGGCCGGCGAAAGCAGGACTTATTTGTTTCCAATATTGGCGACTTTAAAGTTGCTGCCGCAGCCATTCATGGTAAACCGCCAGCAGTTCCACAGCGGTCTGCCAGCAGAGACTCTGAAGCTGGAGCGGCCCCTCATCAAAAGGATTCAAGAGATCCTCGGCCTTGACGAGTTTCGCTGCGTTGTTTGCGCCTTTCATAATCCCCGCGACCACTTCATGGTTGAGCGTTGCGAGGAACTCTGTGAACGATGGCAAATTCATTTTTTCACCCCCTCTCTGCCGCCAGTCTACCACACAGGCCCGGAGAGGGCAATCCACCACGAAAGGAGATAACCCATGCCCAGAATGAGAACCGCAGCCAAGGCGCATGAGCTGATCTTGGAACAGGATCCCGAGAGTGAGATCACCCTTCACTACATAAGACAGCTTATCGCCACCGGCGCCATCCCTGTCGTCCATGTTGGGCGCAAGAAACTGGTCGATGTGGATCAGCTCATCGCATATCTTGCCGCAGGGACAGACGGGCCGCCTACCACCGCGCCCGTTACCCGATATGGCCATCTTAGGAGGATCGACCTATGAAGCGACTGACACGAGAAGAACGCCGGCGCATCCAGCGCCGTGCCGCAAACATCCGGTTCCTGGCCTTTGTTCTGATCCTGCTGGCGCTGGGCGTCTGCATCGGCTACACCGCCGCACGCGCTCAGAACGCCTGTGAGCCGCCCGAACCGCAGGAGGTGGTATCCCAGCCCTCCCCTGTCGATGATACACCACAGGAGCCTGCAGAGAAGCCAGCAGAGGACTATTCCAGCCTTGACCGACTGGAGCTCATTGGAACGTTCACCGCTACCGCCTATTGCCCCTGTGTCAAGTGCTGCGGTATCTGGTCGGCAGAGCATCCGAGCCGTGATGCCGATTATGTGCAGCGGACAAGCTCCGGCACGATCCCCGAGGAGGGCCGCACCATCGCCGCCGACTGGGATGTGCTGCCCAAAGGCAGCGAGGTCGTGATCAACGGTCATCCGTATATCGTCGAGGACACCGGCAGCGCCGTCAAAGGCAACCATGTGGATATCTTCTTCGAGAGCCATGAGGCTGCCTGCGAGTTCGGCATCCAGCAGGTAGAGGTCTACCAGGAAGCAGCCGGATGAAGCACCGTCGTCCAGCCTTCTGCCGGGCGGATGCCCCTCTCTCTCATTTTACTCTCCTGCCGGGCGGCCCTGCTCAGGTTAGCCGCGGGGCGTCCGGCAGAGGGCTGGAACCCTTATCACGCAGGAAAGGAGGGAAAACCTATGGATGAACGTCAGGAGAAATCGATCCTCGAAATGGGACGTGGCGCGATCATGGAGCGCGCAGACTATGAGATGCGAGCCATGATCCGGAACATTCTGGATCCGAACACCTCGGCAAAAGCGGCCAGAAAGCTGAACATCACGCTCACCTTCAAGCCCGGAGATGACCGACAGACCATTGTGGTGGAGTGCGTGGCCAAGTCTACGCTGGCATCGACCAACGCCATCACCACCATGCTGTACGTGCTGGACGAGGACACGGTCGTCGAAATGGCTCCCCAGATCCCCGGTCAGCTGGCCGTAGATGCAGGGGAGCAGGAAGCTCCGCCGAAGCTCAGGCTGATCCACTCGGCCTAATTCTAAGAAAGGAATCATATCGCCATGCTTAAAGAAGCACTTCAGTACATCCTTGATGGTATGCGGCCGGAAATTCAGGATCTCTGCGGCCGCGCGTATGTTATCACACATTCCGGTGCGCAGGAAGTCATCGAGACTCCCATCGCGCCGGATACCGTTCCCCTGCATAGTCTCGACTCCATCGTGAAAATGATCCGCACCGAGGCCATCCATCTGGAGGATGTCAATACCCCTGCACTTTTCGTCAATATACCTTCACCCACCAATGTGGTCTGCTTCTCTCAGCCGGACTGTGAGCAGCGCTGCCACCGCACGGTCTATTACTCGGCGGACGCAACTGATGTTCCCGGCTGGGATGCGAAGGTCACGCTTGGCTTTGAAGAAGCCCAGATCGCGCTGCGTACCCGCTTCCAGGAGACCGGCGATTCGCTCTATGCTATGAAGCTGGTCAATGATATCTCCCTCGGCGCCAAGGTCATTTACAACGACAACGGCGTCGCAACCACCGTCACCACGAAGAGCGGTGTCTCCCTGCAGACCAACGAGGCGATCCGCCCCATCGTCAAGCTCCGTCCCTACCGCACCTTCCAGGAGGTCGAACAGCCGGAGAGCACCTTCCTCATCCGCATCAATGACCGCGGCATTTCCTTCATCGAGGCCGATGGCGGCATGTGGCGCCTGACGGCCCGCAACACCATCAAGGCATTCCTGGAGGAGAAACTCGCTGCCGAGATTGAAAGCGGCAAGCTCGTTGTCGCTCTGTAAGCATAAAAAATCCCCTGCAGGTCTCGCACACCTGCAGGGGACCGAATCAGCAACACAAGCCAATTCTTTTCATGCGCCCCTATTTTAAGGGCAGAAAGAGAGTTTTGTCAATGAAAACCTCAAAAATCATTATCAAGAATCTGTTCGGCATCCGTGAGACCACCCTCGACGGGAAGTCTGTGGAGATCTCCGGCCCCAAGGGAGCCGGCAAGACCTCCGTGCTGGATGCCATCCGTTTCGCCCTCACAAACCGTTCTGAGCGGGACTGCATCGTCCACCAGGGCGCCGATGAGGGCGAGATCATCATCGAGACCACCACCGGTCTCTCCATCGACCGCAAGGCCCTGCCCGCCAAGTCCGCCGGTACGGTCAAAGTGCGTGACGGTTCCCTCCTTCAGACACGGCCGGCCGAGTTCCTCTCCCAGATCTTCACGCCCCTGCAGCTGAATCCTGTGGAGTTCACGCAGCTCTCCCGGCAGGAAAAGAACCGCGTGATCCTCTCCCTCATCGAGTTTGACTGGGATGTGAACTGGATCCGGGAGCAGTTCGGCGAGATCCCGCAGGGGGTTGACTACTCCAAGCATATTCTGGAGGTCCTGAACGACATCCAGGCAGAAAACGGCATCTACTTCCAATCCCGGCAGAATATCAACCGGGACATCCGCAACAAACAGGCGTTTATCAGCGACATCGCCAAGGATATTCCCTCCGGATACGACTATGACCGCTGGAACCAGTATCCCATCGGGGATCGTTACAGGGAACTGGAACGGCTGCGCGAGAATAATAGCGTGATCGAGCGGGCTAAGGTGTTCCGCGCCAATTTCGCTTCCAAACTCCGGGGGCTGGAAGGTTCCAGGGACGTAGAGATCGGTGCCATTGACCGGGATATTGCGGCCGAACGCGCCGCTCTGACGGGCAGTATCGAACGGATGAAGGCCGAGCTTCAGGCTGCCGAGGAGAAGCTGGCCCAGCTGAGCCACCGCCGTCAGGATCGGGTAGATATTGCCACCGCTAAGTATGAGGCAGCTAAGGCCAAGATGGAAAAGGACGTCGGCGTGGCCGAGCAGTATGCCGACCAGGAGCCTGTGGACACTACGGCGCTGGCGGCAGAGGTTACCAATGCCGAGGAGATGCGGAAGCATCTGAATGAGTACCAGCGTATGGTGGCCATGCAGGCCGAAGTGCAGGACCTGACCGACCAGTCTGCTGAACTGACCCGCAAGATTGAGCTTGCCCGTGAGCTACCGGCAACCATTCTGGCAGAGGCCCATATCCCCGTGGAGGGCCTGACCGTGGAAAACGGGATTCCGCTGATCAACGGCCTGCCCATTTCCAATCTGTCCGACGGTGAGCTTCTGGAACTGTGCGTGGATATCTCTGTCTGCAAGCCCGGCCAGCTGGAGATTATCCTCATCGATGGCGCTGAGCGGCTGGACAAGGAGAGCCGCGAACGGCTGTATGCCAAGTGCAAGGCTAAGGGCCTTCAGTTGATCGCCACACGCGTGACCGATTCCGAGGAACTGGAGGTGACAGAGCTGTGACTGCTGCGGAACGTTTACAGGCTGAAAAGGAGCGTCTCCTCGCAGCCACCGGCTTCTATGTCCCTCCTTACAGAATGGCGAACCTGATGAAGGCTGCGGCCAAAGTCATGGATATCGTCATTAAGGCAGACACCAATATCTGCTATGAAGAGTGCCGTTTCATTATGGCGATTGTGAATGCTGCTATTCCAAACGCAGCCGACCAGACGGAGGAAAGTAAACATGATGACGAAAGATAAACTGCGCCAGCTGACCGGCGATGAACGTCTCGGCCAGATGCGCGAATCCGAGTACCTGGGTGCCGAGGACATCGATGACGGCACAGAGCCGGTGCTCACCATTGCCGGCCTGTGGTACGGATCTGTGACCCTGCAGCGCGGCAAAGAAAACAAGGACGTTCTTTCCTTCAAGGAAGAGCGTGTCCCCGGCATCCTGCAGGTACGCCCGCTGATCGTAAACTCCACCAACCGCAAGACGCTGCGGAAGCTGTTCGGCGACGCCAAGGCGTCCACGCTGGTGGGCAAGCAGATCCAGCTGTATGTAGATCACAATGTCCGGGATCCGCAGGACGGCGGCATGACCGATGGCATCCGTATCCGGCCCTACAAACCTCGTGTCCAGAAGCAGGAGCCTGTGCCGCCCTGTACGGACTGCGGCAATCCCATCGAGGCGGCTATGGGGAAAAACGCTCATTGGCTGGCTGCTTATACGGTCAAGAACTACGGTGTGCCCTTGTGCGCAGCCTGTGCCCAGAAGCGCAAGGAAGCCGCGGCCGCTGCAGAAATGCAGCAGAAGGCCGAAAACGCTGCGGAAGTGCAGCAGGACAGCTCGCCCGAGAGTTTCACTGTGGACCCTGACACCGGGGAGGTGCTGTAATGGCCCTTCCTGTTGTCACTCCGGAGAATTATTACTCTCCTGAAATGAATATGGCCTATATGGGCTCCACGCAGTTTAAGGCCTTCGAGAGGTGCGAAGCGGCAGCTCTGGCGGAATTGAAGGGGGAATATCGTCCCCCTTCCTCTGCGGCTCTGCTGGTCGGCGGCTATATTGACGCATGGTTCTCCGGTGAGCTGCCACTCTACCAGGCGCAGCATCCGGAGATCTTCAAGCGGGATGGAACGCTGAAGGCCGAGTACGTCAAGGCCACCGAGGTCGTTGCCCGTCTGCAGGCAGATGATCTCTATTCCCTGCTCATGTCCGGCAAAAAGCAGGTCATCCGTACCGGCACGATCGCCGGCGTACCCTTTAAGATCAAGATCGACAGTCTGCTGGATGCGGATACCTGTGCAAAGATCGTCGCAGAATTTCCGAATACAGGCGCTGGGCCTGTGTGACGGCGCCATTGTCGACCAGAAGGCTATGGCCAGCATGGAATCCGTGTGGTCGGCCGAAGATCGTTGTAAGGTCCCCTTCGTAGAATACTACGGCTATGACATCCAGGGAGCCATCTACCAGCACATCGAGGGCCACATGCTGCCCTTTGTTCTGGCCGTCGGCACCAAAGAGATGGAACCCGATCTCGCCGCCATGTACATTGATGACACGGATCTGGCCGCTGCTCTGGCGGTTGTAGAAGACAATGCCCCCAGATATCAGGCCATCAAGGAGGGGAATATCCAGCCCACCCGCTGTGAGCATTGCGCTTACTGCCGTGCCACAAAGCGGCTTACATCGATTCTCAACTACAAGGAGTTTTTCTAATGCTCAATAAGATCTTTCTGATGGGCCGTCTGACTCGGGATCCGGAGCTGCGTCATACGCAGAACGGTACCACTGTGGCCTCGTTCTCGATCGCAGTTGACCGGGATTTCAAGGATAAGCAGTCCGGCGAAAAAGCCACCGATTTCGTGGATATTGTGGCCTGGCGTAGCACAGCGGAATTCGTGGATAACTATTTCAGCAAGGGCCGGATGGCTGTGGTGGAAGGCCGCCTGCAGATCCGAGACTGGACAGATAAGGACGGCAACAAGCGACGCAGTGCAGAGGTCGTAGCTGACAGTATTTACTTTGGAGATTCCAAGCGCGACGGAGACTCCGGCGGCACATACCACTCAGCCGGTAGATCTTCGGGGGTAAATGTCAGCGCAAGCGACTTCACCGACCTGGGTGATGACGATGGCGAGTTACCGTTCTGATGACACAGCGAACCAAATTAAGGCTCGTCTGACGATGGACGAAGTTGCGCGACACTATGGCTTCGAGCCGAACCGCGCAGGATTTATGCGCTGCCCGTTCCATCAGGGAGATCATACCGCATCGCTGAAGATTTACGCAGGAGACCGCGGCTGGCATTGCTTCGGCTGCAATTCCGGCGGCTCGGTGATTGACTTCGTGATGCGGCTCTACGATATCAATTTCCGACAGGCCGTTCTGCGCCTGGATCTGGACTTCGGCCTGGGATTGAGCCAGGCTCCCCAGCTCTCCAGGGCAGAACAGTCGGCTATCCTGGAGGCCCGCAGGCGCGAGGCCGAGAGGCGAGCTGTCTTTGAGCGGGAATACCACGAGAAGACGGTGGAGCACCGTTACTGGTGGGAAGTCCTGAAATATTTTGCGCCGACCAAAGAGGACGCCGCCGCCGGCTTCATTCATCCTCTCTACGCCGAAGCGCTGCGCCGTCAGCCGTATCTGGAATACTGGCTGGAAGAAAATTTGGGTAAGGGGGTGATCATGTGAAAGAGCCTGCGGTCTGGGAATATGAAAGAGAAGATTTCATGACAACTAAGCCCTACGAGGAACTTTATCAATTCCATGTGCAGCCATTCGTACATGCCACGCAGATGGAGTCCCTTGCGGCCTACGCTGTCTCGAAAGGATTCCGGGGCTTCAAGTCCATGTACAAAAAATACGTGGAGAGCCTGAAGGCTCAGAGCGGTACCCTCTACATCGAAAACGTTACCCAGTTTACCAATCAGCCGCTGGAACTTAACGCCGGCGAATGGGAAGCTGATGACCTCGGGATTCACAAGAAGAACGGCTTCAATGATGAGATAGCCTGCCCACACCCTATTATGCCGGTGGAGCGACTGGTGAATATTGATACCGGAGAAGAGAAGCTACAGCTGGCATACCGGAAGGGAGCCGTCTGGAGACATCTCATTGTCAGCAAGACCGTCCTGGCCAGTTCCAACAAGGTGACGGAACTGGCAGGTTCCGGTATCGCAGTAAACAGCCAGAACGCCAGGACATTTATCCAGTATATCTCCGACATGGAAAATCTGAACTACGATTTGATCCCGGAGAAGAAGAGTATCGGGCGCTTCGGCTACATACCAGGCGAGGGCTTTTCTCCCTTCGTGGATGGCCTGATCTTCGATGGTGACGCCAATTTTAAGGCGATGTTCCAGACGGTCCAGAGCCGGGGTTCTGAAGCTAAGTGGCTGGAGACGGCAGCTGAGGTACGGAGCATGTCCATCACAGCCAGGATCATTCTGGCTGCCTCTTTTGCCTCCGTGCTGCTGGAGCCTCTGAACTGCCTGCCATTCTTTGTCCATCTCTGGGGCGTTGATTCTGGTACCGGCAAGACGGTTGCTCTGATGGTGGCTGCCAGCGTGTGGGGAGATCCAGCTGTCGGCGCTTACGTCAAGACCTTTGATGGCACCGTGGTCGGCATGGAAAAAACAGCCGCATTTTTGAACAATCTTCCATTCTGCCTTGATGAGCTTCAGCTGGCCAAGGACAGCAAGGGCCGGACCATGTTCGACGTCTATAAGCTGGCGCAAGGCGTCGGCCGCACCCGTGGCAACCGTGCCGGCGGCGTGGATCTGACACCCACGTGGAGAAACTGCATCCTGACTACGGGAGAATCACCCCTGACCGGAACAGCCAGCGGCGCCGGCGCTGTAAACCGCGTCATCGACATCGAATGCAAATCATCCCAGGCTGTCATCAAGGACGGTATGCGCATCTCCAATTCCGTCAAACGCAATTTTGGCTTTGTCGGCCGGAAGTTCGTAGATCAGCTTTACCAGCCGGGCGTGGTGGATCAAGTATCAGAGCGGTACCGCGAGTTGTTCCGGACCCTCAGCGACCGTGACACAACCGAGAAACAGGCTATGGCTGCCGCCTCGATCATTCTGGCGGACGAACTGGCCTGTCAATGGATCTTCTCCGGTACCCAGCAGCCATTGACGATCGAGCAGATATCAGAGTTCCTGGCATCCAAAGCAGCGGTGTCCGCCGGTGACCGGGGCTATAAATATCTGTGCGACTGGGTCACGCAGAATTCGAACAAGCTGTGCGGCCGGTCTGAGAATCCCAATATAGACGTGCTGGGCGCATTGGAGCCAGGACGGGCATATATCATCCGCTCCGTCTTTGAGCGCATCCTGCAGGACGCCGGATACTCGACAGCGGCCATGATCTCATACCTGAAGCAGGAATCCCTGATCGAGACCCGCGGGCGTGCCAACACCAAGGGAAAGCGTATCAATGGCATCCCCACGGAATGCTTCTGCCTGCGGCTGCCCACCGTGGAGCTGGATGACGAAGAAGATCCGGATGAATTGCCGCTGTAGTGTGGAACATGAGGAACATGCGTGGAACACAGGTTCCACAGCCCACAGCCCTTGCGCCGCAAGGCCTTCAACCACTTTTTTGTGGGGTGTGGAACTGTGGAACAAAAAATACAGCATATATAAGAGCGCGTGTATATATGGACGTTTGTTCGAGTGGTATATATGTGCAAATTTCGTGGAAGTTTTCGAAAATTTTGTTCCACGGTTCCACGGTTGCCACGTAACCCTTGCGCCGCAAGGCTTTCAGGTGTGGAACACGAGTTCCACGGTGTTCCACGGTTCCACGTTTTTGGAGGAAATCTATGGAACTGAGAACTTATCAAACCGAATGTATTGACACGATCGAGGCGCAGCCGCCCGGCGCGTACCTCGCTCAGATGGCAACAGGCCTCGGAAAGACCGTTACCTTTGCGAATCTTCCCAGGCATGGAGGCCGAATGCTGATCCTGTCCCACCGTGAGGAACTGGTGGAGCAGCCCCGTAAATACTTTGATTGCTCCTATGGCATCGAACGTGCCCAACAGCACAGCCACGGTGAGGAGGTTGTCAGCGCCAGCATTCAGACGCTGGTACGCCGGCTGGATCAGTTCGATCCGGAGGACTTCCGGCTCATCATCTGCGACGAAGCCCATCATGCGGCCGCCAGCACATACCGGAAGATCTTCGACCACTTCCGGCCGGAGAAACTGATAGGTTTCACCGCTACCCCGAATCGCGGAGACAAGGTCCGTCTGGACACGGTGTTCAGCAAGATCATTTTCCAGAGAGATCTTCGCTGGGGCGTGCAGAACGGATACCTCTGCGACATCCATTGCCGTCGAGTGGATATAGGCTTTGATCTCTCTGCAGTCCATACCCGCCGCGGTGACTATGCTCCCGGTGAGTTGGACGAGGCCATGGACGGAACCGCTGATGCCATCGCCGAGGCATATCGGAGCATGGCGCTAGGTGCCACGCTGATCTTCGCCGTCAGCGTACATCAGGCTGAGGAGATTGCCAAGCGGATCAAGGGTGCCGTGGTAGTCACCGGCGAAACCAAGGATCGAGCGTCCATCATCCAGGCCTTTACCGCCGGCGAGATCCCCTGCATTGTCAACTGCATGGTATTCACCGAGGGAACTGACATTCCACGCGTCGAGACGGTCATCATCGCCCGCCCTACCCAATCAGAAACACTCTACGCCCAGATGGTAGGCCGCGGCCTTCGACTCTATCCCGGGAAGCAGCGGCTGGAGTTGATCGATTGCGTGGGTGTTACCGGGAAGACGTCGCTTTGTACGGCTCCGTCTCTGCTCGGCATCGATATGGCGAATGTGCCGAAGCGGAAGGAAAAGGACATTGAGGGAGATCTCTTTGAGCTGCCGGAGAAGATTGCAGCGGCATCAGACTCTCCGGAGAGCTGGGTGAAGAACATCCACCTGGTAGATCTGTGGGCACAGGAGCAGAAGTATCAGACTCATGACGTCAACTGGTTCAAGATGCCGGACGGCTCTCTGGTGTGCTCGCTATCCAACAGACAGCGCATCACGATTCCCTGTCCGGATGCGCTTGGTATGGTAAACCTGGCAAGCGGCGCCCGCTGTGGGATGCAGGAAGCGCTTGATCTGGCGTACCTCACGCTGATTCGTGACCATCCCAATGATCGGATGTTGTGGGATCTGCAGGCTGTACGGAAATGGGGAAAGTCACCTGCTACGGCGAAGCAGCTGGAAATCATCAAAAAGCGCTGTAAGGGTTTTGACACCGCCAACCTCAGCAAAGGTGACGCAAGCCAGATCCTGAACAGGCTTCTGAATGAGCCAAAGAAACGGAGGGGCGCATGAAGCTGTATGTATCAAAAGCGGAAGACCGCGATCAGGTCATCGTAATCCTCGCCCGGAATGGGTACACCGTCCGTCAGGGCAAGGAGAAAGACCCGAAGAATAGCAAGACCGTGACCTTCGTGGAGGTGATAGAGAATGGCAAGTGAGGCCCAGCATCAGGCTTACGTCATCAAGTGGAGCCAGCAACCATCTATCCGCCGGCAATGGCCGGAGTTGGCCCTGCTCCATCACATACCCAACGGAGGTACCCGCGATCAGGTTGAGGCAAAGCACCTGAAGCAGCAGGGCGTGAAGTCCGGCGTGCCGGATCTGTGCCTGCCGGTACCGCGCGGCCGCTACCACGGCCTGTATATCGAGATGAAGACCGAAAGCGGCCATACCACGGCCGTGCAGGAATGGTGGGGCGAACGCCTTCAGGCGCAGGGCTACGCATGGCGTGTCTGCCACGGCTGGCAGGCTGCTGTAGCACTCCTGGAATGGTATCTGCAGCTATGAGCACCGGGTTCTCATTCCCCTGGGAGAAGGCTGCCATGCGCGGTGAGGAGCTCCCCGATGGCCTGTCCCTGCCGGATCAAATGGCCTATACCGCCCTGCGAAACACTTACCGGGCCTATTACGACAAGACCATTTCCCGTGATGCGGCTGCTGCTGAGAAGCAGCGAATCCGTCTCGCCTGGACACGAGCCGTCAGCAGAGCAGCGTTTGACCAGAGGCTGACTACCTACCATGTGAAAGTCATCCGGGAGACCGAGGCGGCCAAGAACGCCTTCAGGAAGGATCCGACTCCGGCGAATGCGCTGCGGCTCTGCAATGCGATGGACGGCCTTCCACCGCCTGATACGGAAGGGAGCCTAACACCATGAGTGACTACCGGCATTGGACCTCTGATGAAGAAAAATACATCCACGACCATTGGCAATCACAGACCGACAGCGAGATGGCCGCTGCGTTGGATCGGTCGGAGGGTGCTGTACGCACCAAGCGCCGGGAGCTGCGCTGCTCCCCACAGAAGACCTGGACGCCGGAAGAACTGCAGTACCTGGAAGACCATTGGGGTACCGTGTCGATCCCCGGAATCGCCAAGAAGCTCGGGCGCACGGTAAACGCCATAAAAGTCCGGGTGGCCCGAATGGGGTTGGGTGGGATGCTGAATTCCGGTGACTATGTGACCTTCAACCAGCTGATGCGCGAGCTCACGGATAACAGCCAATCGTACAGCTACCAGATGAAAAGCTGGGTGAAAAACCGGGGAATGCCGATCCATACCAAGCGCGTGAATGCGTGCAGCTTCCGTGTGGTCTATCTGGAGGAATTCTGGGAATGGGCAGAGCAGCATCGAAGCTTCATCGACTTTTCCAAGCTGGAGCCCCTGGCGCTGGGTAAGGAACCGGACTGGGTAGCAGAGCAGCGCCGCAAAGATTATCAATCCTTTGCCTTACAGCGGAAGGATCCCTGGTCTCCGGACGAAGACAACAACCTGATTCGGCTTCTGAAGCAACAGAAATACGGATACGCAGAGCTATCCGAACTCCTTCGTCGCTCTGAGGGGGCCATTGTGCGACGCTGTAGAGATCTGGGCCTGAAGGAGCGGCCGGTGAGAGCGGACCCCCACCGGAAGGGCGGCAGCTGGAGCGATGAACAACACCAGATTCTCGCCGACGGCATCCGCCACGGAGACAGCTACTCCATGATCGGGCGTATGATCGGAAAATCAGAAAAGGCCCTGCGCGGCAAGATATATTTCACCTATCTGACGGAGGATGCTGATAAGGTTCGCGCCATGCTGGGTAATGGCCTGTGGGGGGATGGAGCGCCGGAGCCCACCGTGCGACAGGGATTCAGCCTTTCCAAGACAAGGACAGAGGTCCGGAAGAATCTGTCCATCCTCGATGCACTTCTGCGGAAACGCATGAACGATCTTGGCTATGACCCATACTGGCAGCGGTTCATGTGTGCAAATTGGGATTCGGTGAAAGGCTGCTCTGCTGGTTGCTCCGACTGCGATTCCTGCACTGAATTTCAGCGAATACGTCCCCAATATTGCCGGATGTGCGGCGGGGAGTTTCTGGAGCGGAAGGAACAGACTTACTGCCCGAAGTGCCGGGCCATGCGGAAGAAACAAGCCCAAAAGAAATACGCCGTACTCCACGCTCGGGGCCGGTACTGACCATTTATCTTTGATCCACCACGAAAGGAGACGCAAGATGGCAAAATGTAAAATCTGCGGAAAGGCCGTAGTGACAACCAATGTATTCCACCGTAAATGCTGGCAGGAGGAGGCCGAGAAGCTCGCACAGGTATTCTGCGATGATTATTGCCGCTGGCCGCGCGAGTGTCCCAACCAGGACGAGCTGGAAGATAAGCATTGCATCAGCTGTGATCTGATTCGCGTCCTGAATCTCGGCTTGTGAGGTGCAATCCATGAAGAAAGAAGAATTGATTACGGCCCTTCGTGGGCTGAAGGTAGAGACTGGGAGCCTAGCCTGTCTGGGCTGTGGCTATGAGCATAGCTGTGGGATCCACGGGTGCGCGATTATAATCGCTGCTGCTGACCGGCTGTCGGAGCTTCCAGAGGAGGAGCTGTGATGGCAAAGGTGGACAAGCCGGAGATTGGAGCAGAAATGTACGCCGTTTTTGAGCACCTGTACAGCAACAACTCGGCCCCGGCGAGAAGCCTGAAGGAGTATTGCGTCTGCAAGGGTACTGTGCGCGGCTTTTACACCGGGAGCTATACAGATGTTTGCATGCTGTTCAGGGGGCCGGAAGGATGCCCGTTGTTAAGTTACTACAAACTGGAGGACATCGGCAAAAAGCTATTTTACAAGGCAGCGGATGCCGCCGAGTTGGCCAAAAGCATGACCGAGAAATACGAACGGATATGGAGCTGGATTGGGGCTCCAGAGTTCCCCATGGCCAGACCGTGGGAGGATTTATTGGAGAGGAAAGATGACAGCACGCCGGATATGGAAATCGAAGGCCGCGGCTGAAGGAGGAAGTCATGAATATCACTATTGCTTCAAAACTCATGGAGTTGTACGCAACCTGCCCTAAATGCGGCTGCGAGGTAATCGGGAACGGAAAAGGCTTGCTAGAATGTGATACCGCCGCCGGCTTCTTTAAGCGTTCCTGTGGCTGTGGCTGGCACGTCGATGTCACAGAGGTAATCACCGAGGGATCTATGCCCGAGGCTCCTCCGGAGCTGCCGGCCGAGGATGAGAACGAGCCTGAGCCCGTGGCCTTTGCCAATCCGGAACCCGAGCCGGCGCCCGAGCCCATTTCTGAACCCGAACCTGTGCTGGTACCAGAGAAGATCAGACCGTGGAATGGGTTCGTACATATCCGTTGCGAGGCTTGCCACAAGGAGTCCACGACCTGCCTGAGGACGCCGACCGACACCTACATCTGCAAGGAATGCGGACATGAGATGCCGCTTCCGAAGGCGTACCGTGCCTACACCAGATGTGAGTGTGGCCAGAAAGGAGCCTATCTCACCAATATCACGGACTGGGCCTTTGACATTCCCTGCGTCCGCTGCGGCTCACCGAATACCGTAGCCTATAACCCAGGGCGGGACTGCTATGGCCCCGTCGGCAGCACCCAGCGGCGGACGAAACCACGAAAGAAGAAATGAGGAGGTAAGAACGATGAAGCGTGAAACCTATCAGCGAGGTCTGCCCGGCGTCAAATGGGGCATCTGGAATTGCCAGAGGAAGTGCTTTCAGTTCAGCATCTGCGAAGATACTCCCATGTTGGCTGAGGCTCGGCTTTACCAGAAGATTGGTGATGACGCAAAGAAATGGCGCTTCGAGCCCCGCCAGCTCCCGGGCAAATACGCAACTTTTTCACCCGTTTTATAATATCCGTTTTCGCCCCCATTTTTATGCCCGAAAACCGAATATGCCGGAATGACCGTCAAACCATTGCAGGGACTATATTCCCAGACTGCTGAATCACCAGTTTTTTACCTAAGTTATAGAAACCTACGGTAAAACTTTTTTGACACCCAACAGATTTCATAACTTTTTGAGCGAAAAAACATTCAGCAGCTAATTTGTTTCTCTGTTGGATCAGGTCCTTGCGGCAGTAAGGCCGCAAGCTCTGAGCCGGATACATGACCTGTCTACTATGTATACCCAACAGACGGGCGCCGAAATAGTGTCTTACGCCGGCCACGGCGGAAGCACTTTTTCGGCGCCACACAGCTGCAGACTGACCATGCACAAAACACCCAGCCAGTTTTGCGCTGCCAGATCACTACCTGAATCTGCCGCCCCATTGCCGGGGCAATCGGCCGATGTAAAATCACTACCTTTTTCTGCCTCCACTTCAGGACAGCTTTTGGTAGTTCCCGCTCCGGCTCAAAAAGACCCTGCTTTAGGAAGCCGCCGGATCCATACCGGAATATGTGGACCCTGTGTCTGGTTTTCGGACGCCTTCAAATTGATACCATTTTTCGAGTGCGGTTTTTATGAGATTCTGGTATCCATTTTTTCCATCATTTTTGCCATGGAGGTATGTATGAGCACGCTGAAGGAGATGGCCCACGAATACAAAGTTGCCGCCGCAAAGCTGGCCATGGCCATTGAGCGGCATAAGACCGCGGGGGATCTGACGCCGGATGAATTGAGTTCGCTTCGGGCGGCATTAAGGGATACCCGTGCCACAGCACATCTTCTGTCCAGCTATTACGATACACCTCGCCAGGATGACGGCCTTACGCTGCTGGGTATGACTGTAAGGAGGACGCGCGATGACCATTGATGAACTGAAAGCCAGGAAGCGGGAACTGATGGCCCAGAAGAAGTACGAGCTGGAGCTACAGAAACGCGGCGAGGGTGACAACTTCACCTTGTTCATGGTGAATGAGGAGCTGCTTGATGTCAACGCCCAACTGCGCGCCATAGTTCCGACCGGGAAGAAAGTACACTTCGGTCGCAAAGGACGTACTTCGTCCAGCCTGGACGCTTATGCACAAAACTCCGGTGACCGGCAGCAATTCATCAAATGGGCCAGGGCCGATGTGGATGACGCCGCTGAAGATGCCAGAGTCGAACTCAGGAAGATGCTGCGCGGTGGGATGAAGTCCGTCACCGGCCGTCAGAGGGAGATCCTTCTTCTGTACGCCGATGGGCTTACGGAGACAGCTATCGGCGCTAAGCTGGGCGTACATAAATCCACCGTCTGCCGGACGTTAAAACGGGCGAAGAAGAATGTTGCTGGCGTCGTTGAAACCCAGCAGAAAGTTGAAGCGCTGCGGGACGGGAACCGGCTAGACATGACAGATCCGGGTGTTGTCAAGCTGCTGATGGGCGCGCTGACCACACACCAGGCCACATGTTTTTACCTGTACTATGCGGAATGGCTGACGATCCGGCAGATCGGAGGCTTGCTGAACGTGGATCACTCTACCATCTGCAGGACAATTAAGCGGGCCGTCGCACGGCTCAACGATGTTCTGGGCGGGGTCGTAGATATCCTCGACAACATCGAGGGCATGGATGACGTGCTATTCGTCATCTATTGCGGTTTAAGTGAAAAAGACGATGAGCTTCCGCCTGCGGTCCGCGACATTCTGCCGAGGAAATCGCTTGGAGGGCACCCTTGCCAAAACAACAAAGAGAGGGGCCAGTCCGTAGTGCCGGAGTTCCAGATTCGGGGGAACCCTGGCACACGGCGCGGATCGGTAGAGTTGGATCAGCACGGCTATCTGTATCAGGAGCTGTATGAGCGGTACCGAAACGTCTCAGAACAGAGCGCCGGTGAATGGTCGCATCCTATTGCACGGTGGCTGGTGAAGGTGTTCCAGACTTTGTCGTGGCCGTTCAAATACTGGGGCCGAGGGGTGAAATAGCTGTGGTGCAGGAAAACGGCTTTCCCAGAAGGTTGCAAACGCTACGAGAAAAGCGACGTCTGAGCCGGCGTACGTTGGCCGAGCTGTGCGGCCTGAGCGGAAATATGATTGGCATGTATGAGCGTGGGGAAAAGGCTCCATCTGTCGAAGCCTTGATTCGTCTGGCTGATTATTTCGGGGTGTCAACCGACTATCTTCTCGGCAGAAAAAATTTTTCAAGTGAACACCCACGGTGTGACTGAGGCTCAAAAACTGTGTTATGGTTTTATTGGGCCGATGTATGAGATCCATAGGATGCCTCCTTTCTTACCCGCCGCGGCACTGAGGCGGGCGGAATATCAGTGCAGCCTCTACGAGGTCAGGCCTTTATGGGGAGGGCCTGACCTCGTAACTCGTAAAGGAGAGAATCATGTGCTGAAATCATGCAGATATTGCGGGCGGATCCATCCGAAAGGGTATATCTGCCCGAAGAAACCGAAACCGGCACCGCACCGTAACGGAAAAATTGCCGGTTTTAGAAAGACCTACGCATGGCAGAAAAAACGAGATCAGATCGTCCGACGGGATTTTCATCTTTGCCGGGTATGCAACGAAGGCAGCTATGGCGTCTTCGGCGTGCCGGGGCTGGAATCTAACCTGTCGGTGCATCATATTGAGCCGCTGGAAGAACGCTTCGACTTGCGGCTGGACGAAGGCAATCTGCTGACCTGCTGCGATGGGCATCATCGCATGGCAGATGATGGGGATATCCCGAGAGACTATCTCCACGACCTTGCACAGACATCCCCCCGGTGGGGCTGAGGTCAGCCGGCGCGCCTGCGTCAAGACCAACAGCAGCCCTCTGGGCACGACAAATTTTAGAAACGGGGAATTGCCCTGCGGCCGGAGACGCTGCGGCAGGGCGCACAGCGAATCTGGAAGGGAGGCAGCACGGTGGGAAGACCAAGCAAATCAGTTCGGGTGAAGACCGGCGCGATCGCCGGCGACGATGCGGCGATCCGGCGGGACGTTGAGGATAAGTTGCGCGGTGAGAATGTACCTCCGGAGCCTCCTGCGGACCTGACCGATGGGCAGCGTGAGATCTTTCAGTTTATCGTGAACGGTCTGGTTGCCAGTGACATTCTCGGCCAACTGGACGTATTTGTGCTGGAGAGCACAGCCATCGCTATTGACCGGCTGCGCTATATCAACGGCCTGATCGATGCCAACCCGGGGCTCGTCATGCACACCAGTCTGCAGAATGCCCGGGCCAAGTACCAGAGCGATCTGTGGCGGGGCTGCAATGAGCTTTGCCTCTCTCCGCAGGCCCGCGCCAAAATCGGCAGTCTTGCCGCGCAGAAACAGAAGGAGAAAAAGGACCCCCTGCTGGCGGCCCTGAGCGATGATGATTAAAGACAGCCGCGCTTACCGGTACGCCAAGTGGTGTGCGCAGCGCAGCAATCGGAAGGTCGGTAAGTATGTAAAGCTCCAGGCGAATAAGTGGCTGAAGATCGCGGACGGGAAGCATAAGGAAGCCTACATCAGTGAGAAGGCCTATCGGAAGATATGCAAACTTCTGAAGCTGATGGTGCACCCGGATCTCCACTGCTCCATGTATGACGGCCTTGAAGATTATGCCTGGTTCCTGATCGTGGCCGTATTCTGTACCCGGCGGCGTGAGGACGACCGGCGCTTCTATCAGACCGCTGTTCTCGAGATCGCCCGAAAGAACTTCAAGACCTTCAACTCCGCAATCATCTTCATTCTGGGGATGCTGACGGAGCCCCGCTTCTCCCGTTTCTTCTCTGTGGCGCCGGACTTCAAGCTGTCCTCGGAGCTGCGGCTGGCCGTGCGCAAGATCATCAAGGTCTCGCCGGCACTGACGAAGTATTTCAAGATCAACAGGGATCTGATCACCTGCCTGATCAACGAGATTGAATATACACCCCTCGCATATTCCAACGACGGCATGGACGGCCGTCTGGCAAATATCTTCCTGGCGGACGAGGCCGGCGCGCTGGACAGCTATCCGGTGGAGGCCATGCGATCTTCTCAGATCACCCTCGTCAACAAGCTGGGCATTATCATTTCCACGCAGTACCCCAACGACAATAACGTGATGATCGATGAGATCGACATTGCGAAAAAAGTTCTGGATGAGGTACTGGACAAAGAGAACGTCTTCGCGCTGCTCTATGAGCCAGATGACGCGCTCCGGAAAAAGTGGGAGACCGATGACCTGGTCATCTACCAGGCAAACCCTGTTGCGGTGAACAACAAAGAGGTCTTTGAGTCGATCAAGGATCTCCGGGCCATGGCCATTCTCTACGAAAACAAGCGGGAGAATTTCCTCTGCAAGCACTGCAACATCATGTATAAGGGCCTGGGCGTCGAGGGCTATGTGGACGTGCAGAAGGTCAAGCGCTGCCGGATCACTGAGGATCTGGCCTTCTGGCGGGGCCGCCGTGTTTGGGTCGGCTTCGACCTATCCCAGACGGACGACAACACGTCCGTGGCCATGGTGACAGAGGCGGACGGGGTGATCCATGCCAAGGTATGGGGCATCCTGCCGCAGGACCGTGTTGAGATCAAGAGCAAGAAGGAAAATGTTGATTATAAAAAGCTGATTGCCGCCGGCAACTGCTTCGCCGAGGGCGAGGAGGTCATCGACTACGGCTTCGTGGAGCGGTGGATCCTCGGCCTGAAGGAGCGATATGGCGTGGAGGTCATACAGGCGGGCTATGACCGCTATAACGCCATCTCCACCGTGCAGAAGCTGGAGGCTGCGGGCATGGAATGCGTGGAAGTGAAGCAGCACTCGTCGGTGCTGCATCCGCCCACCAAGCTGCTCCGTGAGGCGATCCTGAAGAAGGAATTTGCCTACGACGAGAACCGGCTGCTGGAGATCAATTTCCAGAATGCGCGGTGCACAGAGGATACGAACCTGAATAAATACGTGAACAAGAAGAGGTCTGCCGGCAAGGTGGATATGGTCGTTTCCATCATCATTGCCGTATATCTGATGCAGCAGGCCATGCTGTTCGATAAATCGATGGACTGGGCAATCCAGACTTAACAGGAGGATACGCGCCGATGTGGCCATTCAAACGAAAAGAGAATAGGGCTGAAACCGCAGCGGTGGCCGTGGCTCCTACGATGGCGGATCTGATCCTGGCCATTATGCAGAGCGGGGGCTCGACCAGAGATAAAGCCATGCAGATCCCGACCATTTCCGGTTCCATTGACCTGATTGCCAATATCGTCGCCGCTACGCCGCTGGGCCTATACCGCGATGAGGGCGGGAAGGCCGTTGCCATCACCGATGATCCCCGTGTATTTCTGCTGAATGATGATACTGGCGACACGCTGAACGCAAACGAGTTCTGGCGGGCCATGATCCGGGACTACTATCTCGGCAAGGGCGGGTATGCCTACATCGATCGGAGCGACTTCGGAGAGTTCCGCGGCGTCCATTACATTGACGAGTCGAATATTTCCATCCTGAAGAACACAGATCCCATCTTCAAGGACTTCAATATCGCCGTCAATGGGGTTTCCTACTATCCGCACAACTTCCTGAAGATCCTCCGAAACACGAAGGACGGCGCCGAAGGGATGCCTATCACGAAGGAAAACAGCCAGCTGATCGAGTCCATGTACCTCACACTGGTGCTGGAAAGCCACATGGCGGCCAGAGGTGGCAATAAGCGAGGGTTCCTGCAGGCCGAAAAGCGTTTGGAGCAGGGGCAGATCAACGATCTGCGCACAAAATTTCAAAGCATGTACTCCAACGCAGATAAAGAGCCCTTTGTTGTGCTGAACCAGGGCCTCAGCTTCAAGGAAATCTCGGATACCGCCGTGGAAATGCAGCTCAATGAGAACAAGGAGACGAACGCGGTGGAGCTTGCGAAGCTGTTCCACGTCTCTCCGGAGTCCCTGAGCGGCAAATCCGGCGCGGATGTAGTAGAAGGCCTTGCAAAGATGGCTGCCATTCCGCTGATGACCGTCATTCAGTGCGCACTGAACCGGGACATGCTGCGGGAATCCGAAAAACACGCTGAACACCCGCTTTACTGGGCCTTTGACACCAAAGAACTTCTGAAGGGCGATATGAAGACGCGGTTTGACGCCTACAAGGTCGCCCTGGAGTCCAACTTCATGCAGATCGATGAGGTGCGCTATCAGGAAGACTTGGCGCCGCTGGGCCTGTCCTGGATCAGACTGGGGCTGCAGGATGTTCTGTACGATCCAAAAACCAAGCGGATCTATACACCCAATACCGGGCAGGTCTCTGTGATGGGCGAGCAGACGCTCAATCCCCCACAGGAACCGCCCACAAAGCAGAAGGAGGAGCCTGACGTATGATGAATATTGAAGTCCGTGCGGACGGAGCACGGATCACCGGATATGTCAACGTGACAGAGAAGAAAAGCCGGCCGGTGATTACGCCGCGGGGCAAGGTAATTGAGGAAATTGAGCCCCGCGCCTTTTCGGAAGCGATCAGCCGCGCAGGAAACATTACTGTAACGGTGGACCACGACAAAAGCCATATCTATGCCAGCACGGATGACGGCACGGTAACGCTGAAAGAGGACGCTATCGGCCTTCACGCTGATGTCCTCATCAAGGATAAGGATCTGATCGAGCTTGCCAAAAAGGGGAAGATCCGCGGCTGGTCCTTCGGGATGTACAACGTCAAGGATTCCATGGAGGAACGTGCGGGTGATCTGCCGATCCGACACATCAAGGCGCTGGATCTGGATCATCTGACGCTCGTTGTGAAAAAAAGCCCGATCTACTCCGCAACTTCTGTGGAACTGCGCGCGGGCGAGGACATCGAACTGGAGACCAGAGCCTCTTTGGAGGAGCCTACGCTGTCCGGCCCTGCTCTGCACACGCCGGCATTTGATAATTCTGAATTCAGGGGCCGCATCGCGGCGCTGAAATAATAAAAACGGAGGAATTGCTTACATGAAGAACCTGAAGAAGCTGATGGAGCGCCGCGAAGAACTGAAGCAGCAGCTTGCTGCCCTGGTGGATGCGGCCGACCAGGAAGAGCGCGCCATGACCGAGGAAGAGACGCGGACCTTTGATGCCGCTGAGAAGGAGATCCAGGACATCGACGACACCCTTGCCCGCGAGGAGCGCGCCCGCAACATCCCTACCGTGCAGCAGCCCACCGAACAGCATGAGATGACGGTGGAGGAGCGCGCGGCCGCCGAGGAGAAGGCCTTTGCCGACTTCATTATGAACCGCGCGATGGAAAATCGTGCCGGTGAGATCCAGCTCACGCAGGGCAATAACGGCTCTATCGTGCCCACTACCATCGCCAACCGCATCATCAAGGCGGTGCGGGACATGGTCCCCTTCCTGCAGCTCGCTGATGTGGTCTATACCAACGGCAAGCTGTCTGTGCCTGTGTATGGCGAGGACGCCACCAATTACATCGATGCTGATTATGTGGACGAGGGCACTGAGCTGACCGACAACATCGGCAAGTTCACCACCATCGACCTGACCGGCTTCGTGATTGGTGCACTGGCCCTGGTATCCAACAAGCTGAAGGACAACACGGACATCAATGTGGTGGACTTTGTTATCAACCAGGTGGCTGAAGCCATGGCCGAAAAGCTGGAGGGTGAGTTTGTCAACGGCACTTCCGGCAAGATCACCGGCATTCAGTCCGCAGCCAGCGGAGTGACCGCCGCGGCGGCCACTGCGGTCACCTATGATGAGCTGGTCAGCCTGAAGCACTCCCTGAAGCAGCGTTTCCGCGGTAAGGCCAGCTGGATCATGAACCCCGCCACCTATACCGCCATCTGCAAGCTGAAGGACAACAACGGCCAGCCTTACTTCAAGGAGGATGAGTATAAGATTCTGGGCCGCCCGGTCATCGAATCCGACTCCATGCCCATTATGGCCGCCGGCAAGAAGCCGATCATCTTCGGCGATCTGAGCGGCTACACCATCAAGGCGACCAAGAGTGTGGAAGTCCAGGTGTTGCGCGAGAAGTTCGCCACGAAGAACATGATCGGCGTGCTGGCCTTCGGTGAGTATGACGCCAAGATCACGGACTCCAAGAAGATCAGCTCCCTGACCATGGCTGCGTCCTAATCTTGGGAGGTGCAGCCATGAAAGTGACAGCAAACATCAGCTTCGCAGGGGCGGAGCTTGCCATGTTTCGGGGCGAGGCCCGCGATGTGCCTGAACACATCGCGGCCCCCCTGCTGAAATGCGGGTATCTGGAGGCCGCAGAGCCCCCCGCTGCGGCGAACACCCCGGAAATGACGAAGGATGAACTGATTGAGAAGGCGAAGAGCTTGGGCGTCGAAGTTAAATCCGGCTGGACGAAGGCGGAGATTGCCGCCGCGATCGCCGCTGCGGCGGAGGCCTGAGTATGAGACCATGTGATCTGACGGCGGCAGATATTGCCTTCTTTTCAAGAAAAATCATAGAGCCGGAAGAGTATGGCGCGCTATCCCCCATGGAACAGTTGGAGTGCGAAGGCGCCTTGTCGGCAGCGAAGGCTGCGGCGGGCGCTTATACCGGGCTCGATATGGAGAAGACCGAGCTGGAGGATCTCGCCTATGCGGTGAAGGTCATGGCGGCGGAGATGATCGACAACCGTCAGATCACGGCTCAATACACGGGCAAAAACCCGATGGTCATGCAGATCCTGGACCTGCATAGCACAAATCTTCTGCCCAGCGAGGGGTGAGCGAGATGTATGAGCAGCTTTCTTCCGCACTGGCCGAGAAGATCGAGATCTTGACGCTGGTGTTGGACGATGAGACCGGAAACTTGGCGTGGGCACCGTCCGGAACCTGTTGGGCCTCGGTAATGGTAGACACCTATCGCAACCTGTTTTCGGCAATAGGCGTCGGCACCCGCGGTGCTACAGTCATTATTCGCCCGCATCTGCGGCTGACATTGCATCAGGCCATCCGCTGGCGGGGGGAGTTCCTGCATTTGACCTCCATCCTGCTGAACCGCGAACAGGATCAGCAGGAGGTCAAGGCGGCCATTTGCCAGAGCGTAACCCTAACGGCAAAGCCCCAAGCTCGGACCGGCCGCGATGCCCTGAACCGCCCGACAAAGGCGGAACAGGCTTCCTTCACATTCCCTGGGATCCTGGCGGAGATGTATTACCGTAACGATCCGGACGAGATCTTCCGCAGCACAATGCAGCGCCGTGCGCTGGTGGCACCGAAAGCGGTCGTGCTCCGCGCCGGCGATCTGGTCCAGTTGAAGGACGGCGCGCCGTACACAGTGCGTCAGGTGCTGGACCTGGAGTCCTACAAGAACGAGTATGTGATCGAGCGGCAGGAGGATGTCTGATGCAGAGCGTGGAGATCCAGGGCCTTGACAAGGTCAAAAAGGCGCTGGAGGCCGCTCCGGAGGCCATCCGGGAGGCCAGGGCGCAGGTGTTCGACGAGATGGGCGAGGAGCTGCTGGGTGTGGTGCAGCGGCGCATCGGCGGCAGCGGCCGCGTGGCCGGTGTGCAGGAGTATCAAGTAGGCAGCGGCAAGGGCTATGTGGCGGTCCGCGCAAAAGCGAAGACCGATCTGGACGGCTACGCCGCCGGTTATATCACCAATGCGCTTGAAAGCAGCCACGCCGTGCGAACATCCTCCGGAAGCGCCAAACGAAAACGGAAATCGAGAGCAAAAATGCGCCGTGTACCGGGCAAGTACATGTACCACGACACGGCAGCGCACGAGATGCAGCACATGGCAGAGGCCGCCGCGCAGCGCATTGAGGACGCGGCGATGAAAGCGCTGGAAGGAGGTACGGAATGACCAAAACTGAGATACTGGATGCCATCAACCGGCTGCTGGTAGAGAAATGGCCGAATCGTACCGTCTATCTCGATGTTTGTCCGGTGGATTTTGAGCGTCCCTCCTTCTGGTTGGCGGTGGAGAAGCACGAGCTGACAGACGCCAACCGTGCGTTCATCCGGCACGATCTGCGGCTGAAGCTGACGCTCTATGATGAGCTGGATGAACACTATGAGGCATCTTGGTATCGGCTTTCGAAGGAGACCGACGATGCGGTGGATCTCCTGAGCCGTGTGCTGAAAGTCGGTGACCGCCACCTGAAGCCTCGTCTAAAGGCATTGCCCCGGGATCCGGATCGGGCGTATGTGCAGATCGATCTGTCCTGGCTGGATAACCGCCCCGGGCTGGATACCGGAGATCCTGTTCCCGCCGCCGAAAGCTATTCGCTGAAGGTGCGGGGCGATATTACATGAGAGGAGCGAAAAAATGGGACTTCCTGAACTTACTTTTTCCCTGAAAAAGGCCGCTGATACTGTGGCTACC